TGCCTAGAATGTAATAACATATTCCAAAGCGAAAGGGCTTTGCACACCCATATCAAGAAGCATAAGTTTTCACTTGGAGACTATTACAGAAAGCATCACCCCAAGAAAAATCTTTTAACTGGGACTCTTTTAGCCTTCAAAGACAAGGAGTCTTATTTCGATAAGGACTTTGATAATAGAGAGCAGCTTTTAAGGTGGTGCGAAATAGAATCGCCAGAAGTTGTTAAGGAGTATATCAAAAAAATGCTTGCAAATAGAGTCAAGAACAAAGAGTTGAGCTACGCTCCGTTTCATTTAGAGCTTGAGACAAGTGAAATGCCTTCGATTGATATATACAAGAAACACTTTGGTTCATATTCTAAAGTCTGTGACGAGGTTGGAGTAAACCCAATGTTCAGGAGAAGCTTGCCTAAAAAATTTCACGAAGATTTCTCTGAAGTTAATATTTTCGTAGATACAAGAGAGCAGCAGCCGCTAACATTCAAAAATCAAAGGAATGTTAAATTAGATTTTGGAGATTACACGGCGAGTGGAGCGCACTATACAAAAACTTTTGTGGACCGAAAGTCCGAGTCTGATTTTAAAGGCACTCTTGTTGGAGAAAACTTGGAAAGATTTAGACGCGAAATACAAAGGTGCAAAGAAATGGAGTCTTACTTGTACGTTGTTGTTGAGTCTTCCCTTGAGCGGATAAAAAACAACAATGACTTTACTCCTCATAAGGCAAATCTCAAATTTATTTATCATAATATGAGATTGCTGCAACATGAGTTTGCAGGCTATTGCCAATTTATATTTTCTGGCAACAGAGTAAATAGCGAAACTTTAATTCCCAAATTAGTTGCGATGGGCAGCGTTCTTTGGGATGTGGACATTCAATACTTTTTAGACAAGGATTCATCATGGCTTGGACAGAAGGAAACCAAAAAAGAAAAGCACAGTTTCGCAAAGTAAACGAAGAAATCCTGCTAAAAAAGGGATTCTTAGAAGAGAGAGAGGCTAAAATTCTTCTCTATAAGTTTCTTCGTGCCAATATTTCTTTCTCGTCAGAAATGATTTGCGGGGTTAAGCTTTTTCCGTTTCAGCATTTAGCTATCAAGACGATGTTTGAAACAGACTATTCTATGATGGTCTGGAGTCGTGGACTATCTAAGAGTTTTACTTGCGCTGTCTTTGCGTCGCTTGACGCAATACTAAACCAAGGTGTTCACGTTGGTATTGTAAGTAAGACGTTCCGTCAGGCAAAAATGATTTTCAAAAAAATTGAAGAAATCGCGGAAAAGCCGCAAGCGGTATTTTTGAAGCAGTGCATCACTAAAGTCACAAAAAGCTCAGACGAATGGACGATGGAGATAGGCAGAAGCAAAATTACGTGTTTGCCTCTTGGTGATGGCGAAAAGCTTCGCGGCTTTCGCTTTCACAGAATGATGATCGACGAATTCTTGCTGATGCCAGAAAGAATCTTTAATGAAGTTATCATTCCGTTCTTGTCTGTTGTGCAGAACCCAACAGAAAGAAAACAAGTTTACGATTTGGAGACCGAGCTAATCAAAAGAGGTGAGATGACGGAGGAAGATAGATTCAAATGGCCCAACAATAAAATCATTGTTCTATCGTCCGCATCTTATCAGTTTGAATATATGTACAAGCTTTATAAGCGGTACGAAAATTTAATAGAGAGTCCAGAAAAAGATGGTAAGGGCGGGGCAACAAGAGCGATCCTGCACTTTTCGTATGATATTGCGCCTCACGGCTTGTACGACGAAAGCTTGTTGACGCAAGCAAAGTCAACAATGTCAGAGTCGCAATTTAAGCGTGAGTTTGGCTCTCAATTCGTAGATGATTCTTCTGGTTATTTCAAACTTAGCAAGATGCACGAATGCACAATCAAAGCTGGCGAAGGGCAATGCATTGAACTGGCAGGCGAAAAGAACGCCGAATACATTTTAAGCTTCGACCCATCTTGGGCCGAAACAGATTCTTCTGACGACTTTGCAATGAATTTGATCAAGCTAGATAAAGGCAGCAGAAAGGGAATTTTAGTTCATAACTATGCAGTTTCAGGAACTAACTTACGAAAACATATAGAATATCTACATTATCTTTTGACCAACTTCAATGTTGTTGCGATGTGCGGCGACTACAACGGCGGATTGCAATTTATAAACGCTGCTAATGAAAGCGATTTGTTTAAAGAAGCAAAACTTAACATAAAAATCTTCGAAGGTGATTTTGATTCACCGGAAACTTATCAAGACGAGATGCGAAAAGCTAGAAACTCTTACAACAAGAGCACAAATAAAATTTGCTATCTGCGAGTTCCTACGAGTGGCTGGATAAGATACGCCAATGAATTGCTTCAGTCTAATTTTGACCACAGAAAAATCTTATTTGCCGCAGAAGCTATCGATAATGACTTTACTGCTCAAAAATCTAAATCTATACCAATTAAAAATTTAAAATTCTTTAGAGATCAAGAAGATGGGCAGGGAGCGGAAGCTAAAATGGTAGATTTTGTAGATCACCAAGCTGATCTTATTGAGCTTGTAAAGGCTCAATGCTCTTTGATTATGCCGACAACGACTGCCAATGGGCATCAAAGTTTCGATTTGCCAGTAGAACTTAAAAAACAAAGTGGCGCAGAGAAAACAAGAAAAGACTCTTACTCTTGCCTAGTTTTAGGCAATTGGATGACTAAAATATATCTTGATATGATGGAAGCCAAGGTTGAATCTGTTCAAAGTACTTTCACCCCATTTTTCGCTCGGTAAAAAAGTACTTTTAAGTTACTTTTGATACTTTTGGTGTAATCTTTAATATAAAAGATGCCGCGCCAATACAATAAAAAATCTGATTATTGGAACAGAAAGAAGGATTCAGCCCCAATTCAGTTTTCCAATGCCACCGCAGAGCCAAAACTTATTGGCGAGCCGTTTTACAAAGAGATTTCTCAAGCCTCAAGAGCTAGTTCTGGCGGGGGCACCAATACAAGAGTTCCAAGAAACGGCACTGATGTTTTGGCTGGCAGATATACTGTTCTTAGCCAAGGGCTCTTACCTTTCGATTATTCAAAAGATGGCATTGACGTAAGAGATGCAATTATGCTGTGCCAGAAGGCATACGCTAATGTCGCTATTGTCAGAAACACAATCGATATCCAAACAGAGTTTGCCAATACTGATATTTATTTAGAAGGCGGCACTGAAAGAAGCAGAGAGTTTTTCTACAAATGGTTTGAAAAGATCAAGCTTTGGAAACTGAAAGACCAGTACTTCCGCGAGTATTACAGAAGCGGTAATATTTTTTATTACAGAATCGACGGCAAGTTTAATGCGGAAGATTTCAAGCTTCTTTCTGGTTTCAGCGAAAATGGAATCAAGAATAACAAGGTTCCCCTCCGCTATATTCTGCTCAATCCTTATGAGATCGTAACTACCATCTCTAGCTCTTTCGCAGATGCTGTGTACGAAAAAATTCTTTCTGAGTACGAGTTGGAAAGACTAAAAAATCCAAAAGACGATGCAGACGTTGAGCTTCTTAACGGTCTTGATCCAGATACGAGAGAGAAAATTAAGAACAAACAATACTTTAGAGACGGCTTAAAGATTAAATTAGATCCAAAGTTTTTAACTTATTCTTTTTACAAGAAGCAGGATTATGAGCCTTTTGCTATTCCGTTTTGTTATCCAGTTTTGGAAGATGTAAACGCTAAAATTGAATTAAAAAGAATTGATCAGGCTATCGCACGCACTGTTGAGAATGTTATTTTGCTTATCACAATGGGCTCGGACCCAGACAAGGGCGGAATCAATCCCGCCAACATGACCGCCATGCAAAACCTTTTCATGAATGAGAGTGTTGGGCGTGTTCTTGTTTCTGACTATACTACAAGAGCAGAATTTGTTATTCCTGATCTTAAAAAAGTTGTCGGAGAGGAAAAATATAAAGTATTAGATCGAGATATTAAAGAAGGATTGATGAATGTTATGCTTGGAGAGGAAAAGTACAACGGAGCAAATGCGAAAATCAGCTTTTTCATGGAGAGGCTCAAAGAATCTCGCAATGCATTCTTAAATGATATTCTTCAACCAGAGATAGTAAGGATCTCTAAAGATCTTGGCTTTCGCGCATATCCAACAGCAAAGTTTACTGAGATTGACCTGAAGAATGAAACAGAATATATGAGAACGATCAGCAGAATGATCGAAATCGGAGTTCTGTCTCCAGAGCAAGGCATCGAATCTATTAGAACTGGCAAGTTGCCAAGCGCGGACGAACTCGCGCCCGCGCAGGATGCTCTTTTCGAGCAGCGCAAAAAGGGCCATTACAATCCAATCGTTGGCGGCATTCCAGTTATCGAGGAGTTTGTCGGCGCTCCAACAGGCGCTCCTACAAATTCTACTGCTGGGAGACCAGCGGTCGCCCAAGCTTCAAGAAAAGATATTCAGTCTACAATATATGAGATTGATACATTCATGAAATCCGCAGTATCTTTTGCAGCGGAAAGATTCAAAGTAGAAAAATTAAACGAGCAGCAGAATGAAAGCATAACTCAGCTATGTAAGAAGATTGTCGCATCTAGCAACAGAAAAGATTGGGTTTTTAATTTGCAGAAATGTTTTAATGATATGGACCATATTGAAACGCTTTCGCCTATGCAGGAAATCTTGGACACTGCGGAAGAATATGCACTAGAGGAATATTCTGCGGCTATTTTCTACCATTCTGCTGTAAAGTAACCTATGGCCTATAAGTATAAAACGACTTTAGACTTGACATCTTTTGCTTGTTACCCATTTGGGCACGAAAAATTTCAAGTTTCCAAAGCGTCTCTGGAAGAGCTTAAGAAGCTTTCTCCCAAAATCGATTTTGAGGAAAATCCTGACTTGCTTGGCGTTTCATTCAATTTGGCTGTTCCCAATATGATTAATTCAAATGGGGATGGAATTTCTGGAGCTACAGCTTCAAAGATTGCGAAGCGCTTCCTTAATAAATATCTTAATATAGAACATAACAAAGAGCGAGTTGTTGGTCATATCACTAATGTCTCATTTAATAAAATGGGGACTAATGAATTTATGACAGAAACAGAAGCGGGCCAAACACTCGACCCATTTTATCTTTCTGTTGCTGGTGTTGTTTACAAGACTGTTGATAAAAAATTTGCAGAACTAATGCTTAGAAACTCTGACCCCAAAGATACTTTCCACAATTCTATTTCAGCAAGCTGGGAAATTGGGTTTAGCAAATACTTTTTAGCTCTTGGAAGTTCGTATTTAAAAGAGGCTGATATCATCACTGATCCAGAAAAGATCAATGAATATATGCCTTATTTAAAATCAAAAGGAGGCTCCGGTAAAATGAAAGATGGAACTCCTATCCACAGATTAATCGTTGGCGATATTTATCCGCTCGGTGGCGGATTCACAACAAATCCAGCAGCGCAAGTCAATGGCGTTGTTGCATTTGACCAAACTCCTATGATCTCAATTGAAGACGAAAAAGAGGAGAAGGATGATGAAGAAAACGAAGAAACCCTTAATGCAAAATGCTTTGAGGAAGTTCAAGCTTTTATATCGAATAAAAAATCAAATTCCATTTTAGATATAAAAAATGTAAAAACTATAAACCATATGGACTTAGAAAAACTTATCGCAGAATTAAAGTCTGCTCTTCTGGAGAAGAAGTTTGGTGAAGAGGCTGTCGCTTCAATGACCAATCATTTTGCTGAAGCCATCAAACAGAAAGACGCAGAGTACCGCGAGTCTATCGCCGCAGAGAAACAAGCTAAAGAAAAAGCTCAAAAACTGTACGACGAGACAATCGCTTCCGTAGAACAAATCAAGTCAGAGCTTTCGAAAGCTCAAGCAGAGCTTAACGAGATTAAAACTGCCAAAGCTCAAGAAGAGGCAGTTGCTCGCATCAATTCTCGCGTTGCAGAACTTGATGCTGCATACGAGCTTTCTGATGAAGACCGCAAGGTTGTCATTGGTGAAGTTCAAGCTCTTGACTCAGCAGAAGAGGCTTTCGCTTCTTACAAAGAGAAGTTCGCTGTCGTTTGGAAGCACAAGAACAAAGACTTTATCAAAGCTCAAGCTCAGGAGATCGAAAAGAAGATCGCTGAACAAGTTGAGGCTCGCCTCAAAGAAGTCAGCAAAGCTTCCGCTACTACCGAAGTCAAAGCAGAAGACAAGCAGGCAAATATTGAAGCTGCGCTGGAAAATGCAAAGGCTACCAATACTGCTCCAGAGAGCAAAGTCTCTGTCGAAAAATCTTTACGTGAGAAATTCGCTCAAGCGTTTTCCCGTGAAAATATTAGCGTAAGCTATTCTAAATAATAAAAATTAACTGTAAACAACACTAAAGGAATATAATATGGCTATCCGTCTCCTACCATTTCGTCAATATGACGATCATGATGTAGTAAACATGTACGCTCTCGTTGACGCCGCCGTCAATGAGAATGTAACCGGCGTTGGAACTGGTGACGCAGGCGTTTTCGTTAAAGTTTCCGCTGGCAACTTTGACCTTGACCCTGTTTCATACGGTTCTGACTCTTATCTCGGCAAAACCGACTATCCATTTGTCGGTGTTAACCAATACCCCAAGGTAAATCTCAAGGTAACTCCCGCCGCTTCTGGCGACCTTGCCAACTGCCTTGGTCTCACCCTCCGTCAGACTGCAAAGTTCGACGAAAACGGTGAAAAACTTCTCTATTATCGTCAAAAAGCTGAAGAGCTTATGTGCGTACTGCCCGGCCAAGCCGTTCCAGTCGCTACCCGTGGTATCTTCACTCTTTCCAAAGACGCTATCGATGGCACCCTCACTGTAGGCTCTGGCTTCAAGCTTTCCGCTAACGGCGGCAAGATCACTGGCTGCGCCCACACTGATGATGGCAAACTCGGTCTCGTTCTTGGCACTGGCTCACGCTCCAACCTCACCAGCAATGCTGACCAGTTCTCTGGCGTATTCGCTGTCGTTGGCCTCCGCATGTAATAGAAAGGAACCTACTTAAATGAAAATCACACTAAAGCGCACTCCAGAACAAATTGAGCTTGTTAAAGCAATGGCTAGCCGTAATCGCACCGTTGCCTATGACGCTCAAGTCGCACTCGCTGAATTCATTGGTCCCGTTCTCGCAGAGGTAGTAAACAATGCTCCCACACTGAGCAACCTGTTCACCAGCCTGCCATTCAACGCCGACGATAATCCCAGCATTCCTCTTGACCTCTACTACGACATCACTGACGAGGACTACATCACTGTATACTCCCAGTCCGTCGCTGGCGGTCTTCCCACCAACCAAGTTCTTCCAACTGTATCTGAAATGAAGGTCACTACCTATTCACTGGATAGTGCTCTTTCGTTCGACCGTCGCTATGCTGCAAAGCATCGTATGGATGTAGTTGCCAAGACCTTCACCCGCATGGCTCAAGAGATTCTCCTTAAGCAAGAGCGCACTTCTGCTACTCTTGTAATGAGCACTCTCGCTGCTGCTTCAACCAATAGCAAAGCTCACGTTCAACGCTCCAATCAGAGCGGTCGCTTCCTTCTTGCTGACCTGAACGAGCTTCTGACCCTTGCAAAGCGCATCAACACTTCTTGGACAAAAGGCACCCCTGCTGCTGGCGCTCGCGCTGGTATCTCTGACCTTCTTGTTTCTCCAGAAGTTGTTGAGCAGATTCGTGCAATG